CACTATATGTGTAGGAGAAAATAATGGCAGTACCATTAATACCATTAGGCATAGCAGCAGCAAGAGCAGCAGCCCCGGCTGTAGGAAGATTAGTAGGTAAAGGGCTTGCAAAACTTGGTAAAAATAAAAAAACTTTAACTAAAAAAGAAAAAGCTGAAGGCCCACTTGCGGATGTAAAACCAAGAAAGAAGAGAAAGCCCAGTAAGAAAGCAATGGCAGCAAGACGTGAGGCTAATAGAAAAGCGCAAACTAGACGAGGGGCTAGGCGTGTTGCCTCTGGTGTTGGTAGCACGGCAGCACTTGGTGGGGCAGAAGCACTTCTAACAAAGAAAGAAGAAGCTAAAAAAGTAGATAAACCTAAAGTTGATAAGCCTAAAGCTAGTAGACCAAAGCCCAAAACTGAGGGTAAAACTTTTAAAAAACCTACAGTTAAAACAAAAACCGAACAGCAACGCGCAGAGGATGCTAGTCGAAAGAAATTCCCTGTTACAAGGGTATCAGATGCTAAAGCTACGAAACGGTTTGTGGATAAGGACAAAGCGAGAAAGTTAAAGACACCTCTTCAACCACCTTCTTCTTCTAAACAAAAAAGAATAGACGCAAGAAAAGAAAATATGGACGCAGCTAAAAAGCAAAGCCGTAAAGCAGACGTGCCTATGCCTACAACTGTTGCTGCAGGTCAAAAACGTGCAGAAGCTAGAGGAGAAAATAAACTCGCTGGTACGTTTAAAAGAGCAGAGCAAGATAAAGCTGCTCCGGGCAAAGATGCTAAATCGACTGCCACTGCAGTAGGCAATAAAACTACGAAGTTTGTTGATAAAGCTGCTGTTACTAGAGAAGATTTAGAGGCTTGGAAAAAACGAACTGGTAATGAAGACCTAGGTTATAAAGAATCTTTGCGAGGGTTACTCAACGAAGCACGAGGGCTGAAGCGTAGAGGAGCTAAAGCTGGAGGCACAATTAAAAAACAAGGGTTTAAACAAGGCGGTAAAGTTCGTGGAGCAGGTATAGCCACTAGAGGTGTACGTCCTACTAAAATGGTTAAAATGAAGGGGTCATAATGAGCAAACTTGAAGTCTTTCAGAATGGGGTGTTTTCTGGTACAGGAGAACCTGTATTCCAAATAGGTACTAAAAAAGAAGATGGTACTTATGATATATCTGTTTATGCGCTTATGAGTAAGGAGCAAGCAGAGACTAAGTTAAGTGAGTTACAACCTGCTCCTGCTAAACCTACCAAACCAAAAGCAGAAGCAAAAAAAGTACGGGAGATAAGAACTCCCTCCAGAACTGATTTTGCTCAAATGACTAAGCTTGAGTTAGAAGAGGAAATGCGAGGGTATGGGCTTGAATTAGATCGTAGAAAAACTAAATCTGCCCTTGTTAAAGAGTCTCTAGCTTTTTTAAACGGTAAATAACTATGGCAACGTCAGGTACTACTGCATTTGATATGGACTTCACTGAAATCGCTGAAGAAGCGTGGGAACGTGCTGGGCGAGAAATGCGTTCTGGTTATGATCTACGGACTGCTCGTAGGTCTATGAACCTGATGACTATAGAGTGGCAGAATCGTGGGATAAATTTATGGACTATAGAAGAGGGTAGTGTAACGCTGACTAAAAGTACTTCTCAGTATACGTTACCTGCTGACACTGTAGATCTTATAGAACAAGTAATAAGAACTAATTCAGGTAATACCACTACGCAATCAGATATAACACTTAATCGTATAGGGGTAAGTACTTTTGCTTCTATACCGAATAAGTTAACGGAAGGCAGACCTATTCAAATGTGGATAGATAGGCAGAGAGATGCACCTGTATTGAACTTGTGGCCTGTGCCTGACAAGAATGACACTTATACCATTAGATATTGGCGTATAAGGCGTATCCAAGATGCTGGTAGTGGAGCGCAAACGGCAGACATGAACTTTAGGTTCTTACCTTGTTTGGTAGCAGGATTAGCCTACAATATTGCGTTAAAAGTGCCTGAGTTGATGGATAGAGTGCCCATGCTAAAACAAGTGTACGACGAAGCGTTTGCACTTGCGGCTGCAGAGGACAGGGAGAAAACTTCTGATTACTATATACCGCGCATTGGAGTTATATAGTGGCTAGGTACGCATCTGCAAAAATAGCAATAGCAGAGTGTGATATATGCGGATTTCGGTTTAAATTAAAGGAACTAAAGAATTTAATACAGAAAGGGCGTGATACAAACATAAAAGCATGCCCTGAGTGTTGGAACCCAGACCAACCACAACTTAGATTGGGAGAGTTTCCAGTAAATGATCCACAAGCTATCAAAGATCCAAGACCTGATTTTGCTGGGTATGAGAGCAGTAGAAAGATACAATGGGGTTGGAATCCTGTAGGGAATGGAAATAATCCATTTGGTCTAACAGACAATGATTTGGTCGGAACCGCAAGTGTGGGTTCTGTAACAGTAACAACAACGTAAATGAGGTGTTTATGTTATTCGAGCAGCCAAAAACAAAGAAAAAGAAGAAAGGAAAAAACGCTAACAACCGTCAAGTAAAAATACGCGGCACCGGGGCTGCTACAAAGGGTATCTATGCAAGAGGCCCAATGGCGTAAGCTATGAACTACACGGAGCTAAAGGCTAATATTCAGGACATTTGTGAAACTACTTTTACAGATGACCAGTTAAAACTGTTTACCCAACAGGCAGAACAGAAGATATACAACACTGTTCAATTCCCTGCCCTGCGTAAAAACCAAACAGGTGTGCTTACCAGTGGCGTAAAATATCTTGCGGTTCCTAGTGACTTTTTGTACTCCTATTCTCTTGCAATAATTAGCTCAAGTGAATATATCTATCTGTTAAACAAGGACGTTAATTTTATACGAGAAGCATACCCCAATGCCTCTACGACAGGTATACCCAAGCATTATGCTTATTTCACGGATACGGTGTTTATTATTGGGCCAACTCCTAACGCTTCTTTTGATGTAGAGCTTCACTATGGGTACTACCCAGAGTCCATCGTTACAGCAAGCACCACTTGGTTGGGTGATGACTTTGACAGTGCATTGTTAAATGGGGCGTTGGTAGAAGCTATTCGATTTATGAAAGGAGAAGCTGATTTAATAGCTCTGTATCAAAAAATGTATTTAGAGGCTATTACGTTACTGGGTGCATTAGGAGATAATAAATTAAGAGAAGACTCTTATCGTTCTGGACAATACAGGATGCAAATAAACTAATATGTTTGATATTGAAGTCAAAGCAGCCGTGGGATCTTTCGATGTGCAAACCACTGAAGGTAGGGGGCACACTGTAGAAGAGTTAGCAAATAATGCAGTGGCAAAAATAATAAGTATATCCGAAACAGCAGATCCTGTGATAAAACAACAGGCAGAGGCGTTTAGAGAAAGAATGTTCTACGTCATTGTTCATACTTTAGAACAAGCAGTAAAAAGCGATAGAACTACCCTTTATAATCTGTTTAAACAACAGGGCCATGATGACGTGGCTGAATTACTGAGGAGGCTGTAATGGCAATATCCCAAGCACTATGTACATCTTTTAAGCAGGAGTTATTGCAAGGGGTACATAATTTTACCAGTGGTTCTGGTGGGGGCACTACAACGTCCACTGGTTCAGGTAACACGTTTAAAATAGCTCTATTTACTAGCAGTGCTAGTCTTGGAGCAGGTACTACTGCTTATGCCGACAGTAATCAAGCTTCTGGCACTGGGTATACAGCAGGTGGAAACACGTTGACAAATGTTACACCTACAACTTCTAGCACCACCGCATTAACAGATTTTGCAGATACTACATGGTCTAGCTCGTCAGTCACTGCTAGGGGAGCTTTGATTTACAACAGTTCTACCACAGCAGGGTCTGCAAACAGAGCAGTTGCAGTATTGGATTTTGGATCAGACAAAAGTTCAAGTAGTGGAGATTTTACTATTACGTTTCCTACTGCTGATGCAAGTAGTGCGATAATCAGGATCGCTTAATGACTGATGTAAACATTGCATTTTCGGGTTATAACAGTATAACCCAAGGATATAATGAAGGAGGTTACAACCAAGACGTTGCTTTTACTGGATTAGCCAGTGCTTTAGGTAGTATTACTACTACTGGCGATACAGGCGTAACTGTAACAGGTGTTTCTGCCAGTGCTACTGTAGGAAATACATCAGAAGCTGCGGGAGGAGGAATATCTATAGGAGTTACAGGTTTAGTAGGCACTTCTGCTTTATCAGAAGTTCTAGTATGGGGTATAGTACCTACAGATCAAACTCCTAATTGGCAGGATATATCTACTTCACAAACACCAAATTGGACAGAGATAGCGGCATAAATTATGGCTTCTACATATGTAAATAATTTAAGAGTAGCAGAACCCGCAGATGGAGATAGTGGTTGGGGAACAAGCACTAATACTTCGCTTGAGTTAATTGGTGAAGCTCTTGGTATTGGCGAAGAAGGCATTACAACCAATGCCGATACGCATACTTCTACTATAGCTGATGGGGCTACTGACCCCGCACGAGCACTCCATCTAAAATATACAGGCACTTTAGATTCGACCTGTACGATTACGATTGCCCCAAACACATTAAAGCGGGTTCAAATCATTGAAAACGCCACCAGTGGCAGTCAATCAATTATTATAAAACAAGGCTCTGGCGCGACCATTACGATAACTAATGGCACAAAACGTATTGTGTATTTGGACGGGGCAGGATCTGGCGCAGCCGTAGTCGATGTCACCGCTGCCGCTTTTGGATCGCAAGCATTCTATGTGCCATCAGGCTCGACAGGCAACAGACCCACAGGTGTTGCAGGAGCTTTTCGTTATAACAGTACAACAGGAGCTTTTGAAGGATATACAGATTCTTGGGGCGATATTGGTGGTTCGGGTGCAACCAGTGTATCGCTTACGGAAGCAACAGGAGATGGCAGTACCACGGCATTTACGCTGTCAACCGCACCGGGGTCAGAGAACAATACCCAAGTATTTATTGATGGTGTCTACCAAGAAAAAGGCACCTACGCTGTTTCTGGAACGACGTTAACTTTCAGCACGGCTCCTCCTAATGGCAGCAGTGTGGAGGTAACAGGGTTTTCAGAGTCTTCCGTGGGAACGCCCGGTGATGGCACAGTCACCACCGCTAAACTAGCAGATGACGCAGTTACCGCTGCGAAACTTGCTTCAAGTGCGGTTGTTACGGCTTCTATCGTTGATGACGCAGTTACCGCTGCAAAACTAGCCTCCAGTGCTGTCGTCACGGCTTCTATCGTTGATGACGCAGTTACCGCTGCGAAACTTGCTTCAAGTGCGGTTGTCACAGCCTCTATAGTTGATGATAACGTGACCCAAGCTAAAATCGCAGATGATGCGGTGGGCGCAGATCAGTTAGCCGCCAGTGCGGTTGTTACGGCTTCTATTGTCGATGATGCAGTGACACAAGCAAAAATAGCGGATGATGCGGTGGGTGCAGATCAGTTAGCTGCCAGTGCTGTTGTTACTGCGTCTATAGTGGACGATGCCGTGACTCTTGCTAAGATGGCAACTGGAACTGATGGAAATTTAATAAGCTACGATGCGTCAGGTAATCCTGTAGCTGTGGCAACAGGTAATGCAGGACAGATTTTAACATCTGCTGGAGCAGGTGCGCCTCCAACCTTTGCGGATGCCGCAGCGGGTGGGCCTAGTGTCGGTAAAGCATTTTTTATGGGACAATTATAATGGCAGTAAAAATTTCAGGTGTAGACCTTAGTGCAGACACAACTGCAAATATTGGACAGGCTGGCTCCAGTGGGGGCACTTATACTGTCCACATACTCAATCGTGGAACGGGTTCTGCGCTTGTTCAATTAGGCGTAGGTGATAGCTCTGCTACTTTTGCCAACGCAACGAAACTGTTGCACTCGACCTTAGTAGGGCCGAATGAATCTTTAAGCTTTTCGCCAGTGGTGGCAGGGGCTAGTGACTATGTTATCGGACGTAGTTCATTAGCAAGTGTCAATATGGTAATGATGGGGTTTGATGAATAATGGCTGGTCTAACTCGTTCTTTAAATATAGTCACAAGTAAAAATAGAGCCTTTCCTAATTTTCCTAGAGCCTATATGCCTAGTGAAAGTTGGCCTTACTACGGCAGTCATATGTATACAGTTACCTCTAACGTGATGCTTCCGGGATTTTTAAATTTTGGGAGTGTTGGCAGTAGCATAATGGTTAATTGCACTAATTCTACTACTGCCCTGAAAATGTACAACGGACAGGGCACTGAACAGACCGCTGGAAGTTGGAATAGCGGTTTTGCTCCGGGAGATGGAGCAGCAGCTTACGATACGTGGTCAGCCCTTTACATGGATCGCGTGGACAATCTACTTTATGTCATGGTGATTGATACCTCTACTGACCCTGATACTTATCGTATGATGACGATTGATAAGGACGGGACTGTTGCTTTTGTAACAGCCGCTTATCAAGTGACAAATACTGGTCTAGAAAACATGAAACTTAGTTTTGATACTACGCCCCCACTTTATCGTGTCGGGATGGTTGATGGCACAGGTAATTTTAGGATGGATCGTTATAGGGCAAACACGCCTAACGATAATGCTACACAGCCTTACGACGGGGTGCGGTTAGAAATAAATACGTCAAGTGGCACAGTAAACGGCATCGCAGCTAATACTATAGCTGAAACAACTGATGGCCTTATTCCCAACAATATCTTTATTGGGAATAGTAGCTTTAGTGAAGTTGCTACTTTTATGGGGCCAACAGACAATGGAATTATGGGTGCTCCTAGTTATGGAGACTACAGATATAACGCAGGAAGACCTTACGGTGTTCTTGGAAACGTAAACACTGGACAAATCATTCAAAATATATCGTTTGGTATGGATATCCCTTTTTACTACTGGTCTGATAGTGATATCAAGCCTGTCCCGTGGCTAGGGTCTTATTTCTTTCATCCTATAAGTAATGGTTATGTATCAGGGATAAACAATTTTTCTCGCACTGATGCACACGCTTATATAGACGAAGTAGCTGTTTGGTATGGGTTACTATAATGATAGAAAATAATAGATATAAGCCAGTAGATGACGGACAAAATGGAATAACAAAGTTCCCTGCAAGTGTTTTTCTCAACATGCTGACAGAAACAGAGGCGTGTGCATTATTCAGAAGTAGCACACAAATCATTGCTGATACCGCATTGTTAATGAGTAATAGAGATTCAGAAGTTAATGTTGAAAGCACACGATTTGATGATGTGATGACAGCTTGTGTTTCTGAAGATATTTTTACTGCTGACAGGGTGACTGCTTTCAAGCGTGGTATACGTCCTTTCAACAAGTTTGAAACTCATGGGTACTGGTAATGGCCTTAACTAAGGTATCAAAAGAACTTTTTAACACAGATACTGTATTTGCAGTCGATTCGATTGGTGGCAAGTACGGTAGTAGTTCTTCTCCAATTAGCATTGCTGTTACGGTAGGCACAAAAACAGCCGCGCATCCGTATAACGGAGATGGTAGTAGTTCTGCTTACTTTTTAGACGGTATTGAAGCCCCTGCGCTACAACTCAATGGTGCCGACAATGTGACTTCTGATTCGGGGTATTACTACCGTTTCGATCAATCTGATAGCACGAACTCCTCCCACCCGTTACGTTTTTACCTAGATGCGGATAAGACCACCGCGTATACCACGGGAGTCACGACTAATGGTACGGCAGGAAGCGCGGGCGCGTATACTCAAATTGACGTAGACGAAGATACACCTAGCATTTTGTACTATCAGTGTTCTTCCCATGAATATATGGGCAATTATGCCCTTGTTCCTGCTTCTAATGTAATCAATCACACAGAAGCCCTGATTAGTATGCCGACGGCAACGACGACGCTAGTGGGCACGGATACCACAGACACGTTGACGAACAAAACGCTTACGACTCCTACTGTTACAACACCTGTGGTCAATGCAGGGTTGCAGTTAAAAAATGGGGCTACGAGCGCAGGATTCATAGAGTTTTTTGAAGATTCAGATAACGGTACCAACAAAGTAACGCTTATCGGCCCTGCTGCTACAGCCGACGTTACAATAACTTTGCCTGATTCAGCAGATACCTTAGTCGGTAAAGCAACGACAGACACCTTGACAAATAAGACACTGACTACACCTGTTATCAATGCGGGAGCGCAGTTAAAAAACGGAGCTACTTCCGCTGGTTTTTTAGAGTTTTTTGAGGACTCAGACAACGGTACAAACAAAGTAACGCTCATTGGCCCTGCGTCTACAGCCGATATAACGCTTACGCTTCCATCTAGTGATGGTGATAGTGGGCAGTTTTTACAAACAGATGGTAGTGGAGTCCTTAGTTTTGCTTCAGCCGGGGGAGCCTACAACGCATGGCTTGTAAAAACCAGTGCATATACAGCATTAGCTGGTGATCAAATAGTGGTAAATAGTGCTAGTGCAGTGACAATAACGCTCCCTGCTTCAGCTAGTGCTGGAAATACTGTAATAATCAAAGCGACGGGTGGTGGTACAGTAACAATAGGAAGGAACTCACAAAACATTAACAGCACAGCAGCAGATTCAACTTTATTTAATGGAAATGCAGTTCAACTTGTCTATGTAGATGGAACGATTGGATTCCTTGAAATCTAGGAGAATTAAAAGATGGCAGTAATTGGTAGTAATAATGAACAAGGTGCTTATCCCACGATGGTTTTTCAAGAAAGCCAAACTTGGGCATGTCCTGTTGCAATGGAAGCGATTGTTTACGTCATAGGTTCAGGAGGCTCTGGGGCTACGGTTGGGGGTAATTCACAGAGTTCTTATAATGCCAGAGGGGGAGCCGCAGGCGGTTGTGCTGTTTCCAGACTTTCTTTAGCGGCACAAAATTACACTGTTACCATTGGCAGTGGTGGAGCCTATGCAAGTGCTACTACGGTCAGTGCTGGAAACGCAGGGGGTAATTCAGTATTTTCAGGAACTGGCATTTCCACGATGACGGCCAATGGGGGTGCAGCAGGAACTTTTTCTGGTATTGCTCAAGATACTACTGCTGGAGGGGGTACTGCTACAGGTGGTAATTTAATGAATAATACTGGTGGAGGTGGAGGCGCAAATACCAGTGCGACTGGTGTGATTAGTGGAGGAGGGGGTGTTAATTTGTATGGTAGTTCTTGTAATGGACATGGAGAGGAGTCCACTTATGCGGCTGGTGGGAGTCCCACTGGAATTTCTGGTAACGATTATGCAAGAACTTTTTATTCTCCCAATAGTAATCGATATAATCGCAACCAAACTCTTTCAGTCAATTATTTTTCATCGTTGATGGTTCACCAATCAAGTTTTGATGCTGGATCAGATGTTGATAATGCCAGCGTCAAACTAACACGCTTTCCATCAACAGTTTATTCCAATACTCGCCACTACGTGACAATATCCGCTAACTCTCAAGATAAAGGGCTTTACGCACAGGCAGGGCCATTTTGTGGTGGTGCAGGATATAGGAATTCTTGTAGTTCGGCTGAAATAAATTCAATGGCTGGTGGAGTCGGGGCTGGAGGTGGCGCAGCTACGAACCAGAGTAGTGGTGAATCAGCGTATAGTGGCCCCGGTGGTTCTGGTTTAATAATAATCTTTCCCATTCAACTAGGATAAAAATATGGCAATTATTAAACTTACAAAAGATGGCGTAAGTAACGAGATTGTTGCTGATTTTAAATGGGCTAAAGCAACTTATCCTGATTATACTGTTGAGGATTTAACTGTTTATCCTACAAGCGATGAAATACTTGAGGCAGAAAAAATAGAGGCTAGGCAATGGAGAAATGAAGAGTTAGAAAGAACTGACTCATTATCGTTGTTAAGTGACCATCCTCAAAAAACACAGATAACTACATACAGGACAGCACTTAGAGAGTGGCCTAGCACCAGTGATTTTCCTGATACACCTCCTACGGAGGAAACAGCCGCGAAATGTATCGAGCGATGGGAAGCTGATGAAAGAAGTTAATTTAACAACTCCAGAGCAACCTTGTTTTATAGGAGCTTGGTATCTTCCTGATGCAAGTTTATGTGATGAAATTATTAGTGCTTATGACACAAATTCGTTTAAAACAGTACAAGGGGTAGTAGGCGGTGGTGATAACGATATAGTAGATACAACAATAAAAGATTCAATAGATTCAAGCCTATATGATGTTCCCGATCTTGCGAATAAATTTACAGCTAATTTACTTGCTGTTTTAGAACAGTATAAACAGAGATTTTTTTATTCAAATCATGTTGATACTTTTTTTGTTGATCGTATAAATATCAAAAAGTATCCAAAAGATGCAGGGTATCATGCGTGGCACACTGAAAGGATGAACGCTAATTTTAGGCATTTAGTATGGATGACTTATTTGAATGATATTAAAGAAGGTGGTGAAACTGAATTTTACTATCAGAAGCTTAAAGTAAAGCCACGCAAAGGACTGACACTGATTTGGCCTGTTGACTGGACGCATACCCATAGAGGGATAGTGGCCCCAAATGAAGAAAAAATGATTCTTACAGGGTGGTTTAGTTTTTCACAGCCTCAAGTTAATTTAGAGGCAGCCTAATTAACACAGGACAGGAATATGGCTACATATGTAAATAATTTAAGACTAGAAGAAATAACAACAGGCGATGCTTCGGGCACTTGGGGCACAAAAACAAATACTAATCTTAGTCTCATTGGTAAAGCTTTAGGGTATGCAACGGAAGCTTCTTTTGGTTCTGATGCTAATGCCACTACCACTGTTGCTGACGGTGCAGATGATCCCGCACGAGCCTTATATTTTAAGGTTACTAGTGGAGCCACTTTAACCGCTACACGAGAGTTAACGATAGCTCCTAACACCATATCAAGAGTGATGATTATTGAGAACGCTACCACTGGTTCGCAGATAATTACTATAAAACAAGGATCAGGAAGTACAGTCAATATACCCGCTGGGGGTGTAAAAATAGTCTATCTTGATGGTGCGGGTGCTGGTGCTGCGGTAGTTGATGCACTTGTAGACTTAGATCTGACAGGTACAACTACAGCAGCAGCCATAACAGCATCTGGTGCCATAACAGCATCTGGGGTTATTACTGGATCTACTATTGAAGCTACAGGAGATACTTCTGCTAGTGACAATGCAGCTATTGGATACACCGCTGCTGAAGGTCTAATTCTAACAGGTCAGGGTTCTACGAATGACGTAACTATTAAAAATGACGCTGATGCAGACGTATTAGAAATACCTACAGGAACTACAAATGTAGATATTGTTGGTGTCGCTACTGCTGCAACATTTGAACCTGATGGAGATACCGCTGCTGGGGATAATGCTGCTATTGGTTACACAGCAACAGAAGGGCTTATTCTTACAGGGCAAGGTTCCACCAATGACGTAACTATAAAAAATGATGCTGACGGAGATGTCATTGCTATCCCAACAGGAGGCACTGACGTTAACTTTCATGGCAACGTCAACATTCTAGCGGAGAACGATTTACGGCTACAAGATGCTTCTGGAGGACAATATATAGCATTGCAAGCACCCTCCACTGTTGCAAGTAATGTGACGTTAACGCTACCCGCTGACGATGGAGAGGCAAATCAAGTTTTAAGTACTGATGGTAATGGGGTATTAGATTTCATTACTAATAGCTACCTTGGTTTTGCTATAATTAACTCTGCTACTCCTATGGAGGCATCAGGACAATATGTATCAAATAGTAGTAGCGCGTTAACACATACGTTACCTTCGGGTGTAGCTGGGGCTACAATTATATTATCTAACGTGGGGTCTGGAGTAGTGACTGTGGCGCGTACCAGCAGTCAAAAAATAGATTCTGCTGCCGAAGATGGGACATTGAACCAAGGTGCTTCTGTGCAGTTTGTCTACGTTGATGGTACTGTTGGATGGCATACTTTATAGGACAAGATTATGGCGGTATTAGGCAACAGAGTAATAAAATCAATTCAAAGAGGCTCCACCGGGAAAGGCGGTGGTGGAGGTGATGTAACCATAAATGCTGTTGATCTGTCCAAAACGATAGTCAATGTTAGTGTAGCTACTGGTAAGCAACGATTTGCCAAAACTGATACTCCATCCTACGCATATCAACAAGCGATTGGCGCGGGTGTGTATCTTAGCGATAGTACAACGCTTACTGTAGTAAATGGGACTTATGACACAACCAGTGGCACTGGATATACTTTTTCAGTGCCATCAATCTATTATGAGGTAGTTGAATATGAGTAGTTTAGTTTATGCGGAGCTTGACGGTAATAACATATGCACTGGTGTGAATGAATACTTTCAAACTTTAAATAACCCGCCTTCCAATTACCAGCAAATAGATAGTTTCGATACTAGTGTTATTGGAAAAAGATGGAACGGTTCTTCTTTTGAAGAGGTGTAAGTACTAATGGAAGAATCCGAAGCTTTAGCTGAAATAAGAGCACATGAAAGAGAGTGCGCTGTACGTTGGGATAATATAAAAGTACGTTTAGAGCGTGGTTCTCAGCGCATGGATAGACTAGAGATTTCAATATGGGGAGTGTACCCGTTCATTTTAGCTACTGTATTTTTAGCTAAGCATTTTTGATATAATTAATTATGTTCGCTGAACTTGCAGCGATAGGTAGTGCTCTTAGTGCTATCAACAGTGCAGTATCTACTTATAAAGAAACTAAAGCTAACGCTCAAGACGCTGCTAGGCTTCTAGGCAGATTTAGTGAAACTTCAGATAAGTTAGATAAATGGGAAAAGAAGACTAAATTAAAACGTCCTCTGACTCCTAAAGAAGCGATGGATCTTAGTATCCAACGCAGAAAGATCAAAAATACAGAAACACAAATTAAAGACATCTGCTTGATGAGTGGATGTATTGACATATGGCAAGATGCCCAAAGAATAAGGGCACAAAGCGAAAGGGAGCATCAGCAATATTTAAAAACAGTACATATCAGAAGACAAAAACGAAAGAAGAAAATAAAGCAAATCAGCATCGTTGTCCTTATTGTGACATTTATAATAACGCTGGGTGTTACTGGCTATGGCTCTAAATGGCTGTATAAACAGTATAGACTTCAAGAGGCCAAGCAAGAATTAAAAGAAAAACGTAGGATACTACGTAACATTCGTGAATGTGGTAGGCAAAGGTGCTGATCTTAGCGTTTATGCTAGTAGTTATTGTAGATGACAATATAGTATCGGATAATAAAATGTTATTTAAGAATATATACCGATGTAATATATTTGCAAAAGCTATAGAACAAGGTAAAACAAGTGCCTACGATAGACCTAGCTACCGTCAGCAAAATATTACCTCATATTGTGTCCCTAAGAGAGTTTCTGAAAACGAAACCTTCTACGACTAGGAGTAAGTACATGTGGCAAATAAGTGCAGGATTAACCGTTGCTCTAGTAGTAACTAGCGGTGCTTTCAAACTGTATTACGACAAGTCTGAAGCAGAAAAAGAAACCATTGCCATGCAGTTACGACAGTCTGCAGATAATCAGGTATTATTAGAAAACAGTATTGCTAGTCTTAATACACAAGTTTTACAGGTTGAAGAGGACAAAATAAAAGCTTTTGAGCAGATTAGTATGCTCCAAGAACAGAATCAAGAAGCTCAAGCAGAGGTGTCTAAGTTAAAAAGTAAATTCGATAAACACAATATGAATGTGCTTAGTTTAAGAAAACCTAAACTAATTGAGAATATCATTAATCGTGGCACAAGAGAGGTTCTAAATGAGCTTGAGGCTATTACCAGCCCTGCTACTAATAACATGTAGTGGGTGTGCTTTACTGGGGAACGACCCCTATGTACCTGAAGTAAAGCCAGTAGAGGTAGTTACTATCACTAAACCTGCTGCTGTATACCACCCCCCTCTTCCTAATAAAGTATCCACTAAACCTGTTGAATGGACAGTGTTAACTCCTGCTATTATGAGTGAGTATCTTACTGATTTAGAAAAGGGAGAAGCTCCTACTAATGTATACTACGGAATTAGTCCAACTGGGTATGAACACCTATCTTTAAACATAGCGGAGTTAAAAAGGTACATACGTCAAGTTCTTTCTATTGTTGACTACTATCAAAAATTAGATGAAGACAGGAGTGTTGAAAGTGCTCAACCACCAAAAGATAAGTGAGATTTGTGCAGAATCATACGAAGCCCTAGATTTTGAAGAGCTTAACATTGAGGTTATTGTACGAGATAACGTATTTGCTTTTCGTGGGACAGATGAACCGTTGGATGCTGTGCGAGACTTACGCATCCTGCCCATATGGACTCGTGAATTAGGGTGGTGTCCAGCAGGGTTCCTCCGTGCAGCCAAAAGGTTGATGCCCAAATGTCTATCAGAATGTATGGACAGAGACATAGAAAAAGAAGATATTGTGCTTACTGGGCATTCTCTTGGGGGTGCGGTAGCACTTATTGTAGGTGCGTTAATGGTACGCGATGAAGTTAACATTCAAGAAATTGTAACTTTTGGTGCGCCTCGATGCGGCAGACTTAAAATACTAGATAATACCCCCGTCACCATGTACAGGCACGGTAAAGACATAGTGCCTATGGTTCCTCCCGTTATGCGTAGGCACAAGAAAATGAGGCGTTTTGGGGCCAGAGAAAGCTATATAAGCGATCATTATATGGCTAATTACGTTAGTATGGAGAAAATACCAAGGGCAGACATATGAATGCAAAAAAACTAGAGCCTGAGTCTCAATACAATGGGTTAGATACTAATGGTGATGGCATCATTAGTGACCTAGAGTGGGAGCAAAGTGAGCGTATGGTTAAGCTTGAGCTTCTTAAAAATGAAGACCAGAAGCAAGACGCGCAATTACGTATGATTTGGTTCTCTTTAATATCATTACTAATCTTCCCTATACTCCTAATGATATCTTCTATATTTGAGCTAGAGGACGCAGGTAAAAACTTAACCGATATGAGCAGCATATTCTTCCTTACCATAGGAGGTCTGGTTTCGGTATACTTCGGTGCTCAAGCTATAAAAAGAAACGGTAACGACAGGTGAGTGTTAATTTAGATACATTGTATGAAGAAATTGCTAGTGATGAAGGCAAAATCTTACATAAATACAAATGCTCGTTAGGGCATGACACCATAGGCATCGGGCACCTTGTCTTAGAGAATGACCCTGAAGCAAACCTCCCTGTATACGGTGCTTACGAAGAGGTGCCTGAAGATGTGTGCATTACAGAAGAACGGTGCAAGGAGTTATTTGAAACCGATATACAAGAAGCCATAAAAGGGTGTGAGAGGATATATACTAATTGGGAAGACCTGCCCCAAGAAGCTAAACATGTACTTATCAACATGTGTTTTCAATTAGGACAGAACGGATTGAGTAAGTTTAAAAACATGAATCTTGCTGTACAAAATAAAGACTACCGATCATGGGCTGTTAATATGATTGACAGTAGATGGGCTTTACAAACTCCTGAACGTGCAAGAAGATTACGGGATAGAGTATTAACATTAGCGGGTACTTAAATGACCTTACAGAAACTAGCGTTAAACCCCGGAGTAAACAAAGAGAAAACTAGTTATAGTAACGAAAACTCTTGGGTAGAGTCTGATAAAGTAAGATTTAGGCAAGGTTATGCAGAACGTATAGGCGGTTGGACTCGAATATCTATTAATACGTTTTTAGGGGTATGCAGATCACTATTCAACTGGGTAACTCTAGGTGGTGCAAACTACATAGGGGTAGGCACTCATCTTAAATTCTATCTAAGTCAAGGTGGTGCTTATTATGACATCACTCCACTACGATCTACCACGAGCGCAGGAGATGTAACTTTTGCAGCAACTAACGGCTCTTCCACAATTACCGTTACTGATACTGCTCACGGAGCGTTGGTAGATAATTTTGTCACCTTTTCTGGAGCAGCTTCTCTTGGGGGGCTTATTACTGCTGATGTGCTTAACCAAAACTACCAAGTAATTTCTGTCCCAAGTGATAACACGTTTACAATTACAGCTAAAGATACCTCTGGAAGCACTGTAACTGCTAACTCTAGTGATAGCGGTAATGGAGGAAGTTCTACAGTTGGTAAATATGAAATACCCACAGGCACCGCAACCCCTGTACCATTTATAGGTTGGAGTGCAGGTACTTGGGGTTCAGGTACTTGGGGTAATGGCACTAGTTCGACCACTGTATTACGATTGTGGAGTCAGGCTTCTTTTGGAGAAGATCTTGTATTTGCCCCTCGTGAGGGAGCTTTATACTACTGGGATGCCACTGGTGGAAAAACCACTCGTGCTGTTCTAGTATCTAGCCTAGCTGGTGCGTCAGATGTACCTACTGTAGTTAATACTGTGCTTGTCTCAGATGTAAGTAGGTTTGTATTCTGTTTTGGCGCAAATACTCTAGGAACTTCTACGCAAGACCCGCTTCTTATTCGCTGGTCAGATCAGGAAAGCGTAGTAAATTGGACACCTGCAGCGACAAATCAGGCTGGAAGCTTACGCTTGTCAAGGGGTAGCTCTATTATAACGGCTGCTCAAGCACGGCAAGAGATCTTAGTTTGGACAGATGCTTCGTTGTACGCCTTACAATACGTTGGTGCTCCTATCGTGTGGAATTCTCAATTAGTAGGAGATCACATATCTATAATCTCACAAAACTGTGTGGCTTATGCTAATGGGGCTTCTTACTGGATGGGCATTGATAAGTTCTATGTTTATGACGGCACAACTAAACAGCTACGATGTGATCTCAGAAGGCATATATTTAATGATATAAATAGAACACAAGTAGACCAAGTGTTTGCAGGTACAATAGAAGCATTCCACGAAGTATGGTGGTTCTACCCTTCTGCCGACAGCACCACCATAGATAAATACGCTGTTTATAATTACCAACAGGATATATGGTACTACGGAACTTTGGCTAGAACTGCTTGGATAGATTCTGGGCTACGTAATTTTCCTTTAGGGGCTACGTATACCAATAATTTAGTTGAGCATGAGAACGGTGTAGATGACAATGAAACTAGCACTCCCACTGCTATTACTGCTACTATTTCTTCTGCTCAATTTGATGTTGATGATGGGCATAGATTTGCATTTATCTGGCGCATACTACCAGATATTACATTTGAAGGGTCTACTGCAGACAGCCCCACTGCTACTATGAGCTTGTTACCATTAAATAATTCAGGTTCTGGGTATAATGATCCTACCTCTGAAGGGGGAAGTAATAGCGGATCAATTACACGCACAGCTACCTTACCTATTGAAAAGTATACTCAGCAATTAAATACAAGAGTACGAGCGCGACAGTTGCAGTTAAAGATAGAATCTACTACTTCAGGGGTAATATGGCAGTTAGGTTCTCCTAGAATAGATATAAGACCTGACGGGAGGCGATAGTGACTGTAGATACCACTGAATACGACATAACTTTTAGGGCACCTGTACTGCCTTTAGCTTCTGTAGAATACAATAAACAAGACTTTGATAGTTTAAACAACGTATTACGTATCTATTTTAACCAATTAGACCAAGCCTTACGAAGTAACAGGCTTATTAATCAGTCCGAAGCGACTGCTTGGTTCATAAGCTAATGGCAAATACCTACGTCAATGCAGCCGTAGACTTAACTACGACGAATATAACAACACTATACACCTGTGCGGCACTGACCACGAGTATAGCAAAGTCGATAATAGTCTCTGAAGATTCAGGAAACGCAGACACAATAACACTAACTCTTACCAATGGTTCTGGTGCAGTATTCAGTTTGTTCAAAACTAAAGCCATATCAGCTAACGCAACCCTAGAACTACTTACGGCTCCTCTTGTATTACAGGCAGGAGATATATTGAAAGTAACCGCAGCTACTGCAGATAGATTACACGTAGTGGCAAGCATACTGGAGATCACGTAAATGTCTGACACTGGTATATTAGACGGAATACCTCCAGAGTTTTCTTCTGATTTTTATAAGTCTGATTTTGACCAAGACTTTATAGATAATATAAGGGCGACAATAGAAAGAGATCCAAATAGAGCGTTAGACCCTATGGACACTGGAGGAGCAGGACGTGAAATCCCCCAATATGCTCCACAACAAAGTAGAGACTCTGATTCTAAATTACCCAGTACTCCAGAAGATAGAGGGGCAGAACTTAATGAAAAATTGGCTAAAGATTCTTTTTATAGAAATCTAGGTTCTGAAGAAGCTAAAAAACTCTATAGAGAGTACATGAAGAATAAATTATTTGGTCGCGGTGCGTTTGGATCATTTATAGATTGGGTTAATTCTGACCCTAGTAGAGATTTCAGAACCCCCGGCATGCCAGATTCTACCCCCATAGATGCAGAGGATTTACAAAAAATCTATGCTAACGAGGCAGAGCGAAAGGCTTTGAGTGAAAAATTAGGTAGAGATGTTACAGGTGCAGAGTTTTACGCCCGTCCTTCTTCTAACATTATAGGTAGGATTCCCCAAAAAGTATTTGAGGAGTTGAACGCTTCTGGTGCAGGTCTAATAGACATGGCTACTATAACCCCAGATGAGTTAACTATAGCTGATCTTAGACATTTAGGAATTACTCTTGAACAAGCGCAGTATATATTTAACACCACTGCTACAAATGTGGCAGAAGATGTTGCAGCTAACTGGATGAAAAGGTTTAAAGAATCTGGCACAGGCACTCAACAAGATCCCAAGAAAGATAGAACCTACGAAGGAGTAATATCTAGCAAAGACTACGCTGACTTTGATGCAGGTAAAGATGTTGTTATTGAGCAAAACGGTGAATATTTTGTTATTAACAAGAAAACGCACGATTGGGAAGAAGGTAATGTAAACGTAGACTTTGACGGGAGTTACGGAATATTTGCAGCAAAAGATGACACTTTTGATAATGAACGACGTGGCGGTGGTGGTGGCGGTGGTAGTAGTGCTGCTGATGACAGTAGTTCAGATGATAGTAGTTCAGATGATAGTAGTTCAGATGA